AGCTACGGCTAGGGTAGACGGGAGCACAATGGAGGAAAGCATGATCTAACCTTCACTCCCCCTAGGGAGGTTGGCCGTTCAGGGGCCTCCCTAGGGTTTCTATTCTAATATCGGGAGCACACTATGGATATCCTATTAGCTTTAAGTTTCATCAGTCAACAACACATTCACGGTGTTTTTGACGGGCAGGAATACCTACAGCGTTTCGTCTCGACGCTGGAAGAAGCAGCGAACGATAAAAACGCTGACGAGCATATGCTCAGGCTGGCCCAATTCTTAGGGACTGCTGCAACGGGTCCCGTCGAGACCAATCAACACCTCCGTCGTGGAGGTGCGTGATGAAACGGTGGCCTTATTCAATCGAATTGCCTTATGGCATGACGACAACATCATGGCCTATCTCACTCATGCTCTGTCTATGTCATTTCATTCCACCGCGCCTTGTCAGGTATGACAATGACGAAACAGCACGGTGATGACATGTCCTACCGCACCGAGGATATCTACGTCCGGCTAGTCGATAGCCTGCTCGCTGCTAAAGCAGCTGGAGCTACGTATGACATGATGGCTGAGGCCATCGTGAAAGCCTGTGTTGAAACAGGCATCAAGGTTGATCATATCGAAGTTGCCCTTGTCCGCTTCTTTACTAAGAAGATTGTTGGGTAATGTCTAAGCGACATTTCCCTACCCGAGGTGATAAGGTCAACGACAGCCGCAGACCTGTTGGTTATTTCAACGGGACCATTGTTCGTGTCACATACGATGATGGCCCCGATTGTGTTTATGTAAAGTTTGACGATGAAGTCGTCGAATATGATTACGAAGAGTTCCGCTATACGTATACCGAGGCGTATGGCGGTGTGTTCATCCTCGGGGATTGGCCAATCATAAGGAGAAGGTTGAATGTCTAAGGTTAAGGTGACGTGTACCTACGAATACGGTGGGGACATGGAGACCAATCAGGAAGCAATCGACGAGGAAAAGAAAGCCCTCGTCGAGGGAGAAGTCAGCATCGCCGACATCTTGGCTGCTGGCGACGCCACTCTTGAAGTCGAAATCATCGGTGACGTCTCCGAGGAAACGGAAGACGAAGACGACGAGGACGAGGACGAGGACGACGAGGAAGAGCAGGCCGCCTGATCGGCGGTGGACCTGAGCATGTCTATAAACTGCTCACCCCTCAATTCAATATCGGAGCATATCATGACTGACACTGCACAACTGATTTCCACTCTGGAAAAAGAACTCGGCGTCGAAGAAGCCAAGATGGCTGTGCCTCTGGCTGATGCACCGTTGCCTGAACAGGTACGGGTTTTCACTGAGTCCATCCAGAATACCTTCGAAAAGACGGCCATCTCAGCCGAGGTCATGGCTGCTCGACTCGAAGCTGAGGCTGCTCGGTTGCGTGAACGTGCACAGCAGTTGCGCAGTGCATCTCCTGCAGTACGTGAGACTGTGGAGAACTGGATCAAGTACGAACGTACCACGCATGAGCGTGAGAAATTCTTTAGTTCATTGTTCGAAGAACAGAAACCGATGGATACCGAACGGCGTAAACAGCCGTTGAGTTTCCTTCGACACTAGTTCAGTTCCCCCTCTTAGGCTTAACACAGCGTGCCGAGATGAGGGAGTAGGCTATCGGATTAAAGCCGGGAGTGACAGCAGGATGGCTTGTTACCTTGCCTGCCGATCTTAGGCCATAGCCGTATGCAGCGGGAAAGCATATCCGTATAACCGTTGCCTAATTAAGGAGATACTATGAAATACATCGCCGCTACTGCAGTCTACGCCAGTATGTTGTTTGTTGTATTGGTTATTCTGTCTGCTCCCATGTAGTCTGATAGGTCGCTACAACACACGTACGGAGGTTAGAATGTCTAATATGCTGAAGAAGAAATCTGACGATACGCAGCCTAGCGGCTGGTTGACCATCGAGGTCGATACCCAACGCTGTGCTGCTGATGAAGTGCACCGCTGGACAGTGCCTAATACTGTCTCTCGTTATTCTTTGTTCGATGCCGTCGAAGTCCTGTTGGAACATGAGGGGGTCAAGTCCCTTATGATCTATGCCTCTGATGAGGATGGTAATAAGCTTGAGTAAGTATTAGAACGGCCGCTGGTTCGCGTAGCATACACAGAAAATAGGAGACTGTCAAGTGGTTTGTAATGCAGACGCACCAGTAAAGAAGGAACGCAAGTACTTCTTTGGATACCATCTTGTGAATGGTATCCTCTTCTCCATGAAGTGGATGGAGGATGGAGGTATCGTTGTGGGTGGTATTCCGACGGTTGTTGGTACTCCGTTGGAGATTACTGAGGAAGAGTTCGCTCCCGGAACTCTTTTGGCTGATCTGGAGAAAGAGCACCCCTGCGATGCTGATATCCCGATTATCATCCTAAGGGATTAGGAGAAACCGAACTCGACTTGACATGAGAAGTTAGTTCGAGTACAATGCTTGGACAATCGGGGAGAAGAGAGATGGCCAACAGGGTTATCCAACAGAAGATATTGAAGAAGAAACGGCGTGGAAGGTTCGCCCGTTTCAGTGGCAGCACTACCCGCATTGCCACTCGGCTGGAAAGCCATGTTCTTATCAAAGAAGAAGAGCATGGTAGGAATGTATCCGAGATTAAATCGGTCGAAGTCTACATCGGCCCTAAGTCCTTCTCTAATCAGGTTATAAACACAGGTCGTGGTCCGAACAAAGAACGGATGCAGACCTATTACGACAGAATTACTTCGGAGAGTAAACAAGTTATTCTCCCGGAAGATTTGGGTATTAAAGACCCACGTTATGCTAAGCTCTGGGCTGAAACTCCAGAGCACCACCGGCTTAACCTTGCCACCACTGCTAATGGCAGGATGGATATGTGGCTGATCGACAATGACGTCGCTTACGTTATCATCGTAGACCTCGACTATAAGAATAAAATTGTAAAAATGTCGAAAAGGTACGAAAATGTGAGAGCAGCTAAACGCTCGCTCGAAGTAAGGATGATCATTTGGGAGGAAACCTTTCCTCTCATAGAAACCCCGCGCCGACCAACTATGCCCTAGGCATAGGCGCGGTTTACCCCCACGGTATAGGCCCTGCCCCGAGCCTCCCTGCCGTGGGGGTTTCTGTATCCCCCTCAGAGTAAAGTGCTTTGCACACCCACTCCGCATCACGGAGGGGGAATTTTTTGTGCCTTAGCGATTTTTCATTTGGCAATTCAGCCTTGGAGAGAAAAATGGAGACTGTGCATGAGGTAAATCCGGAGTATGCCTTCGCCGTAATTGTTGGTGTTATTGCTACGGCACTACTCGTCTGGTGGGGTTGGAACCCCATTCAGAAATACATCAAGGGGCAAGCCATGAAGCAGAAACGACGTGAAGAAATTCACGTACTGCTTACCGGTGGTTTCGTGGACTTCATCATTGATTGTGTCGCTGATGAGGACATCACACCAGCCGAGGCAGAGTCGGAAGGGTACGCCGTGCTTAGGCGTCTTTATCCGAAGGTGAAGGAGATTGCACCCGATGCCGATTGGCTTCGGGAGCGTATCGAACGACGGCTGCGTGCCGAAGTTCACGAACCTATTCCGGTCCCACTTCCGGATGGTGTCGTGATCGCAAAGGATGCTGAAGTCAAGGTTATGACTTCATCTGCGAAGAACATGCTAGCCAAGGGCTAGTATGACTACGAAGTTTCACCCCTATTATCAGAAGCGACAACCTCGGAGAAACCTAATGTCGCAAGTTATCGTCCGTCGTCCAGCAGGAAAGAAACTCCCGGCTGATTTCATCTCTCGCGTTATCGAGAAGTGCCCGTCAGCTTGGGGTGTGTCAATCCTAGCCGATGGCAAGCTGGAACTCAACCAAGGCACAGGCGCTACACTTGAGCTTGTTCAAGGCACGCTCAAGGACTTCGCCGACAACGACATTACTTTCTATTTTCAGGCTGACAGCGGGGGTACCAACCTCAACACTGTTCCGCCCTACCCGATCATTACAAACGAGGATGAAGAACCCATCGTCGCTCTGTTTGCAGACGGCGAATTCCCCGGGTTTGCCAAGAAGGACAGTTCCTTCCCGGCGTCGTATCACCTCGGCATCGAGTTGATGAATACTCTTTTCGAGACTTATGAACTGCTCGACAAGGACCTCGACCAGTTCATGAAGAAGATCGCTTCCGAGAGCTATCGGAAGAAGATGAACCTCCATTCGGTTGGCCGTGGTTATATCACGGTCGTGGCTATCAACGGTGGTGCAGTGACGTTCGCACAGGGCGACACTGCCGGCGATATCGAAGGCGGATGTTGGGCATCCAATACCTTCGGCTATGGCAAGGTCGAGAAGCCTGCCGATGAGAAGCCCAAGAGCATGTTTCCCAGCATGTCTGGCAAGAGCACTGTTCGGGAGAAGCACGTTCCTCCGAGCAATGCTGTTCAGGCTGCTGGTGCTGACAAGCCAGCCAAGACGGCCGAGACGGCAGTGAAGGCGGAGGGCGGCAACAACCCAAAGCCCCCGGAGCCTCCGAAGCCGGTGGTTCTGACTCTCGAAAATATCACCGTCTCTAAGGTGAAAATCCCCGGACACTACAGCCGCAAGAACCGACGCGGCTGGATCAAGGATCGCATCGGGTATGTTCCGCCTACGACGGATAACACCGATCAGATGTATCAGGTCTACACAAGTCCTAATGGCACGACCCTGATGAAGAAGGAAATCGAGAGGGCTCTCGGCCTCAGTGCGGCCAAGCTTCCCAAGCTTGACAATCCGCAGCCCACGGGCAAGACTGAGAGCCAGCACATCGACCCGGATCGTTCGGTGACCACCAATCCGTTGCCGATCCTTTCGCCTACTGCTCGCGTTCGTATCAACAACTTCATCTCGGATGAACGGATCAAGAAGATCATCGGCGAGAACGCCGAGATGATCACCGATCCGGAGCGTGTGCAGGGTTACGAAGGCAAGATCGTTCCGGTGAACGAGCAGCTTGGCTGGAGGGACATGCACGATCTCGACTGCATGCCGTTCCCTGAACTGCAGAAGATCGCCCATGCCAGCTTCAACGATATCACGGTCCTCGCCAACGAGTGGCGTCGGCGTGCATTGCTCGCTGAGTTCAAGCTCTTGAAGCTGGAGAAGAAACAGCCGAAGGCCGAGGCGGAAGCACCGACTACGGTGGTCGAAACTCCGAAGCGTTCGGCCTTCCCGTCGATGCGGCGTGCCGGTTAGGTGGTGCAGGGCTAGTAATGGAAGCCCTGTAGATTAAGCTGAAATGCCAATCCCGGAGGGCCTGCTAGTTTGGCCCTCCGGCCATCCTTTAACCCGGAGGCTGTCATGTCGATGCTGCAAACTGTGAAGCGGATTCTGCGTCCGCACAAAGAAATCCAAGACCCTGTTCCGATTGTCCATCCGGATTGGCACTGGACAAAGGATCAGTACATCCTCGAACAGTTCTTCCATCAACTCATGTTCATCCCCGATGACATGATGGTCGGTGGGCAGAACCACGAAATCCTTCAAGAGGTTTCTGTAGGTATTATCAATCCCACTGTATATACTCACAACAAGTTTCTCGCGTATCAACTCCATGTCGGTGTGGACGACAACGGTAAGGATATCTTCCGTCCGATCTTTATGCCGCCGGAGTACAAACCTTCCAACTTCATCCGTTCCGAACTCGTAACCCACCCGGGTAAAATCCGTGGTGAACTCCATCTTGTTTGGTCGAACAAGATTTATTTGCTTGACAAGTTCAGGCAAAATGGAGTACAGTTCGCTCGACATCGCGTCAAGATCACGTATCCGTGGCGCTATGTTCAGTACGGCAAGAACCATCCCATCCCCAAAATCTCTGCGCACAGCTACAACGACAAGATCGTTGCTCATATGTACGTCGGTATTCCGACTTACTGGGACCCGCTGGTGGGAGGCATCTTCGCCAAGCCGATGCAGTTGGTTGAACACGAACAGCCCCGTCCGTGGGTAGGCGAATTCTACAAATTTGACACAAAGTAAGCTAAAAGAAGCACACATAGCATGTCCTGCATGCCCGTCGTCTGATGCATATTGTGTATATGATGACGGGCATGGATATTGTTTTTCATGTAACTATTACAAACCTAGAGAGGGTGGTATTTCTGATTACACTTATGAGTACCTCGGATATCGAGGTATTAAAAAAGAAATCTTTCAATTTTATGATTGTAAGACAAAGATTGATGATGCTGGTAAGCCAGTCTCAATCGGATTTGTTTATCCTAATTCTTCGATTAAAGTAAGAACGCTACCTAAGGGTTTTCATACTGTAGGTGATATCTCCAAAGCAGGTTTATTTGGTCGTAACAAGTTTGGACCCGGTAGCAACCGCAGCATCACCATCACCGAAGGAGAACTCGATGCGCTTTCTCTATACCAAGTTCTTGGCTCCCCTGTCGTGTCTGTTCGTTCTAGTAGTTCTGCTCGGAACGATTGCACAATCGACCGATCCTATCTCAACAGCTTTGAAAGGATTTACCTCGCATTTGACAACGATGAGCCGGGACGCGCTGCAGCATCTGAGGTCGCAAAGCTTTTCGATTACAACAAAGTCTTCGACGTCCGCTTCTCCGACGGACGTAAAGACGCCAACGACTATCTCAGAGACGGTGCCGAAACCGAACTAAGGACTTGTTGGTGGAATGCTAAGAAGTTCCTTCCGGACAATCTGATTTCCTCTCTCTCAGACTTCGAGAAGGAACTTCTTAAGCCTGTTAAATTTGGTATTAATTATCCTTTTCCTACTTTAAATTCTATGACGTATGGTATGCGTACTTCGGAAGTTGTTTTGGTTACTGCCAAGACTGGTGTAGGAAAAACACAATTCATGCATCAGTGCCTCCACTCAACCCTCAAGGAGACTAACGATGCAGTTGGTGCAATCTTTATCGAAGAGAGTAAACAAAGACTTCTTCAAGCGATGGCAGGTGTTGAACTCGCTAGCCCAGTCCACCTTCCTGACACCACTCATTCATCTGCTGACGTCGTATCCGCTCTCAACAAGGTGGTGCGCTCCGATGATCGTCTGTACGTTTACAATCATTTCGGTACTGACAATCCAGAAGTTATTCTTGACACTGCTCGGTTTCTCGTTACTGCCCGTGGCGTTAGGTGGCTTTATTTTGACCTGTATCAGTTGGCCGTTGCTGCACTTGGCGGGGATCGCGAGAGGGAAGCACTCGATTATCTCAGCGCCCGCTTCGAAGTCCTCACGCAAGAACTCGACTTCGGGCTCATCGCAGCCAGCCACGTCAACGACGCCGACCAAACCCGTAGCTCCCGAATGATTGAAATGAATTGTCACATTCGTATACATCTGGATCGTGACGTCAAAAGTGAGTCTGACAGGTCCCGGTTGACTACGAATGTGACACTTCTTAAGAACCGTCCGACCAGTATGACTGGTCCCGCAGGTAAACTTTTATTTGATCCTAGTACACATTTGTTAACAGAAACCTTTGGCGATGAAACAATCAACGAGATGGCAGCAGCATGACACACTACAACGGTGGTGACAGAGA